GTTTGGCTTGCCCTCAAATTTTTTCATCTATCCCCCCCCACTGAAATTGTTTTATCATCTAAATCTACTTTGAAATTTTTTTCACTTGCAAAGAAAACTGGAACATTAACAATGATTCCCAATTCTCCAATAGCAATTAAAACTGTCCCATCTATAACTCCCATTGGAGGAACAATAAATCCAGCAATTAAAAGCAATATACTAATCAATACACTGCATTTAAATAACCATCCTAAACCAAGTAAAGATAAGTAATTATTTAGTTTTTTCATTTTTCATAATATTCTATCACTAGTGTTTTTAAATTTGGCTCATCATTTCTTTATCTGTGCTACCATATATCCGTAAAGAGGATTAGTGGTTTCTACTTAGAATCAATTTTATCTTCTTTAGTCTGCATAGGGTATTGACATATAATTTCTTTCTATCAATAGTTCCCCTGATACATTGCTTCCTACTCTTGCAATCCTAACTACTTTTGCATCTCTGTCAATGGCATAAATATTAAAAGAATCCTGAGTAGTTCCATTGCATCCCCTAGGTAAATCAGAATTATTTGCAAGATACGGATATGTACTTCCATAAATTGCTATACCACAACAAACATTTAAATTTAATTGCTTGTATGTTGTAGATGCGCTATATCCTATTCTATCAGTGTGAAGATGCCCACTTACAAAGGCAATAAACTCTACTCCTGATGCTACATTTGTAAAATCTGCTTGTACACTAATAGAAGTACTAGTATCATTATTTGAAGTGTAAGTTATTGTTGTTGAAGTCTTACCAATAAATGCATCTATTATCTGACTAAATGGATTTCCACTTATACCAGCTTGCAAGCCAGCATAATTAATAGTATCTTGGTAAAATTTAGAATAGTTTGTATCTTTTTGTGGCATCTTTTCAGGTGAGTGGAACATTATTAGTACACCATAGTTTTGAGGTGTGGAATTGAGAGTTGAAATAAGCCATTCACATTGTGTTTGTGAAAAATTAGCGGTATCTCCAGTATGGGATAATTCATATAGATTTACAGAAATAACCCTAATATTTTTATCTACAAAATCCTTGTAGTAATATGTTGGATAGTCCTCATTTGGATTAGTTTCAACTTCATACTTCTGAATTGTATGTCCAAGAATATTATCATACTGTGATTCTGCTGTAGTAAGATTTCTAGCATCATGGTTTCCCATGCATAATAGCATCTTAGTATTATGTGTATCTTCTATATCATTAATATATTGCATACTGTCAATAGAATTTGTTGCAACAGTATCACCACTTACCAATGCAGCATCTACTCCAATATAATCACAATAATCTGCAAAAGATTTAAATCTATTAGCGTCTCCATGTACATCACTGATATGAGCAAAGATAGGGAGTTTATGCAAACTGCCATTATTTCCTGCACCAGAGACAAAATTACGCATTATTGCTTTTATATAATTTTCAGAAGAAGCATTATTAGATATAATATCATTATCCCAATCTTCTATGAATATTCTTATATCACCACTTTGAATATAATCCATTATAGTTGCAACACTTATTTCACTGTATGTTGAAGGCTGTCCAGGGATATAATTCTGAATATAAGAAAAACATAGGCGGTAATAGTGAACATCCTCTCTAAATGTATAGGTATCTCCATTTCCAAACCAATAGTCATTATATGAGAGGTTTGATGAAGTATTCCCTGAGCGGATACCAATATATATTTTTGGGGGAAGTATAAATGATAATTTACCACCTTCCTTTGGAATAACCATACATGTTGTTGTACTTACGCGTGTACTGGCATTATTGTCAGAAAGTCCATTTGCAGTTAGTGATTTGTTAAGAAGTTGACCTAAAAAGGGGGTATTTGAATAAAGTAAATCTTTTGTTTCTTTTAGTTCAACATAATGTTTAACAGTAATAGTAGTTGCTTCAATATAATCACTAACCTCTTGCTCTGAAAAATCACTACTATCAGTTTTACAGAGTGAAACAACTAGTACTCCACTATAAGTTGATTTACCTACTATTTCTGAGGTATAAGAATATGAAAGTGTTTGTAAGTAATCACGTGGGGCAGTTAGTACTTGTGTACTGTTTTGGTAAATACTACACGCAACCCCCTTTCCTAATGTGCATGTTGCAAAAATTTCACTATCCTTAGGTATCAGAGCAGACAATCTTAGACGGTATGTATTATCCTGTAGTTTAACTTTTCTTATATTAAAGTTTGTTTTATCTAGTATTAAGTTATCTGTTGTTTCTAAAGTAGTTATTGAATTCTTATAATTAAGATAACAAGGAGAGTTTTTGGAGATATGGAAAGCATGTGGCTCATTATGCATATAGCTTAGGACATATTGTCCATCCTCTTGTATTATATAGTACTTATCTTTTACTTCACCTACTACATAAGAGCCACATAGTAATGGTTTATAATTTCCACTATCATATTTACTTAATATTGCTGCAATTGATATTGCAGTACAATATGTGTGTATTACGTCTCCTTTTTCTAATATAAATGGGGTAGTATAACAATAAGATGTATTAATTGTCTTACCACCAGAAGAATCAATAAACTTCCCAGTTTCTTGAATTTCAGGTATCAACTCTCTTACTGAACTATTAAATGTTAGTTCATTAATATAATCAGGTCTCACTAGTTCAATATTACCACTTCCCAATAAACTTTGATTATTGATAGTCTTAATATTAGTGCCAGAAACTAAAGTATCTTGTTTAGCATTTAATTGTTCTGGAGTAGCTAAATTAACATTCCCCACTAAAGTAGTACCATTAATAGAAGGTTTATTAGATAGGTCATTATAATCACTGCCACCTTCAATTTCTATATTTCCAGAACCCAGAATACTTTGATTGTTGATTGTCTTAATATTTGTACCACTAACTAAAGTGTCTTGTTTAGTGGACATATCAATATTATCAAGTTTGGTTTTATCTGCATCAGTGAAATTGTTATCTGTATGTGTATAATCAGAATCAATTACATAACCTTGACTTTGTACATATTCAATTATCTGTTGTTCTACTTCTGCAATCTATTCTGGACTTAAAACACCAGCCATAGCAACAGGTTGCCACATTTCACTATTAGTTGGTTCTACACCTGTAGTAGTGTTATTAGCAACATAACTTGAACCATTGTAATAAACAACATCTAATTTTTCATAAGTTGTTGAATTGTCATAAGTTCCTTTAAATATTGGAACTACTCTTCCTAAATTGTATTTCATATTATATTTGTTTTATGTGATTAATTTGAAGAACTCCACCTTTAATAATTATCTGGTATTCCTACCCATCTTCCCAAGTAGGTATAGAATCTATAAAGTATGTTCCAACTGGATAATTGAAAGCAAAACCAGAATCAGCCGTAAAATATATTTCAGATTGTGGGACATTCCAAGTTGCTTTATTATTTATATCTATATCATCAAATACAGAAATATTTAAACTTGCTAAAATACCAAAAACAAAACAAGTATTAGATTTTATAGATATATCAATATTTGGACTACCTTCTTCATACAATTCTTCTGTTCTCTGAATTGTGTCATTATCCAATAAATCAGTTGCAACTGTTGGAACATTAATATTTATACTTCCATTCTGATTAGCTGTAAAAGTTCCAATATCTATGCCATTTCTTTTAAGAGTAAGAACACCATAATTTATGTTTTCAACCGCTGTTTTATCTGCATCAGTGAAATTGTTATCTGTATGATTGTAATTAGCATCTATAACAACTCCTTGTGCCATTATAGCATTAATAATAGCTTGTTCTTGTGCGGGTGTTAATGTTCCGCTTAACTCTCCTTTTAAAGCTATTATTTGCCAATTATTATTTATACTTGGGTTATTACCTCCAGCATGAATATTTGATTTTGCAACATAAGAACTACCATTGTAATATACAATATCCATTATGAAGTAATTATAAGAGCTTTCCCAAGTTCCTCTGTAGGTTGGCAATATTCTGCCTAAGTTATAAGTTGCCATATATTAATTTGTTATTATTAGTTCTCCATTATTATTTATACTTACATTAATATCATCTAAAATAATATCTGGAATACTTACCCATGCTTCAATTCCATCACTCCAAGTAGGATAGAAACTAATTGCAGAATTGATTTGTATATTAATATTAGTTTCACCAATAACAGCACTTTCATTTCTACTATAAGAATTTACTGTTATAGGTCTGAAAATTTCATTATAAAATGGGTTTAAATTAAGTGTTTGCCCATTTTCATTTTCCAGATACATCTTAGTTTCTATTTCTGGAATATCACTTCTTAATTTCTTTTCTATAAGTGAAACAGTATTTCTATTTAGTTCATAATCTATTTCTTGCTTATCTACTATGAAGTTTCTATTATTCCATTTTACCCTTGTGTTTGGTGTAATTCCTAAGTTCTCCCATAATGTAGTATTTAATCCTATTGTTTTATCTTTATATTGGTTATAAATATCAGCTAATTTTAAAATCTCTGGTCTTCCTATAATTCCTGTTGCTTGATTACATAAATTATTCAGTAGAAAAAAGTGATTGTCATATTTTTTAAAAGTGTAGTTATAACTGATTTTATTTATATATTGATTGGTTGATAGTTTATTATCTATCTCAAAAGTTTCTGAGTTCTTTTTTAACTTGTTGTGGAAGTCAGTAGTAATATTTCCATATCCCCATGATTCAATTAAATCAGCATCAACTAAACTAATATCAAAGTTTTTAAGGACTGCGGAATTACAAAATACTGGATAATTATTTGAATCTATAGCAACTCCAAAAGGTTTCATTAATTCAATTTGAACGTCCATTATTACCTCTGAATCATTAGAAAATAAGGCATTTAAAGGAATACATAAACCAGATTTTTCACCAATATTATTTTTAAATGAAAATACTTGTCCAAAAGGTTTATTTATATTATAATCATTATCTTCTAATGGTAAATCAACCCTATACCTAGGGTCAATAATATCATCATAATGACTCAAATAGAAAGTATCATTAGCATTTTTTCTAACATAATAATAGGAATTACTAGTTCCATCATACAATCTAATTGAAATTCTTGCTGTTATATAAAGTTTAGTTCTATCAACAGTACTATCTAAGCCATCTGTACCCCAACCTACTCTCTGATTATCATTAATAGGCAATGATATAAAAGCATTATTTCTAAAGAAAGTCCAATCACCTTTAATACATAAGTTTTTATTTCTTCTACATATTATTTTAGGGGAATTATAAGTAAGAACTACTTGTCTATTATTATCCCACCAATAGTTATAATCCCTTCTACTTGGAATGTGTTTAAAATTGTTTTTACCCCAGAAAACTATTTCATTTCCGTATGATGAATTATATATATTAGTATCATTTTTAGAAGAAAACCATACTTGATTTTTACTTTCACTACCAATAATTTTAGTGTTTTTTAGTACAACACAACCAGTATAATAAGTTGAATTGTTGTTGTTATTGGGATTGATATTAAAGATACTTGTATATAAGGATGGATTTATAGGGTTATAACTGTCTTGTGGTATATTATTATTGTCAAGATATGAAGCAGTGTATATATAACTTTTAAATCCTATTCCATCTACTTTTTGTAATTCTCCAATTACACCACCATTCCATTTTGCAGATTCATGATAAGTAGAACCTGGGCCAGATGGTGATAATGTTTCAGTATATAGGTAATTAGTTTGAGAGCCATTATTTTGAATCCTACTATAATTTTTACTATTTCCTAAATCTGGCATTAAATCAGCTTTATCTTCATCACACTTTACTCTGAAATTGCTGTAGACAGTTTGCATTGTTATATTAGTATCATTAGAAGCATAACATTCTTTACTAAGTTCCAGATTATTTTCTAAGGTCTCTAATACTGAATCACTCCAAGTAGGATTATCACTTCTAAAATTAAAAAATAGGTTGTTGTTATTTATAAAAGTGTAATGATAGAAATAATTAATATTCCCTGCAACACCTTCATAATTGACAATGTAAACACTATCTTTAAATGGAATGAATGAAACATTTAGAAAAGTTCCAATTGCTTCTAATAATTCAATTTTATTTACTGGTTCATCTTCATCATCAATGAAATTTCTGTATTGTTGAATTATTTTTCCAAATGCAGAATTATCTGTAGTGTCTATTAAAGAGAGGTTAGAAGGATAATATACGTGTTTGTAAGTTCCAAGTTGCCCAATAACAATATTAATCACTGTTGTAAAATCACGTATTTCAACAAGATTATTAAATGGTAAAGCATCATATCTTAATGTGCTAAAAGCGTCTTGGCACTCTAATTGAAATTCTTGTTTTACTAAAGTAAAATTCTGGTTATAGGTGTTTGGAGTTGCAAATCCAATCCATTCAACTTTATAACACTTAGTATCTAGTTCAGAAGGTAAGAAGTCATAAAATAATCCGTATGGTCTCTTTCTTATTACTACTTCATCTGTGTTTTTATTTATATAAGTATCACCTCTAAGGACTATATCATTATCTCTTTTAAGCAGTGCCACTAAAATATTATTCTCTTTATTGGTGAATAAATCCAAATTCAAATTAGACATCAGAAAAGAGACTGTAGCGGTTGAACACTTGTAAGGTTTATAAATATTCCCATCCTCATTTTGATAGCTAACTGTAAATGGTGTAGCAGTCATTACAAGCTCAGTTCCCAAGTCTGGCTCACCAGTAATAGGACTGATAAAGTAAGGACTTGTAGAACCATCATAATTAGTAAAGATTACAACTTTATATTCTTGTCCTAATGGGTCTATACTTGTATCTATATTTCTAAATTTACCGTAGTAATATGCCATTATAAAACCCTCCCAGTCTTTTTAGTGTAATTATTTAAAACTCCTACTAACTCTTGTCCTTTAATCTTAAATTCAACACTTCCAGATACACTTCCAGATACAGAAGAACCATTATTTAACATTCTAAATAATCTTGCTTGTTGTGTTCCGTTCAATATCATTTCACCGCTGTTTACTCTGGCTAAGTTGTAATCCCCAATAGTATTTCCTCCTTGAATAATACCACCAGAAGCATAACCAGTAAGAGAATGTATTTGAGAAATTACACTAGCAACCTGAGCCAATCCAGCAACACTAAAGGCTAACCAATCCCAGCCAGTAATAGAACCTTTTGCTTGTTTTGCGGAAGCTTCTGAATAAGCTTTTGCAATATTGGCTATAGCTCCTAATACTATTGAAGCTATATTTAATTCATCACTTTCAAAAGCATTTCCTAAAGTACTAAATGCACTTGCTAATGAAGAAATAGTATTTAATTGAAGTTCAAATATATTAGCTAATCTTTCAGCATGTTCCGCTTCACTTTCAATAACCTCTACACTTTCATGAGCATATTGTTTACTTTTTTCTAATACATCATTTAAACTAACTCCAACTCTTTCTAAAGGCATTTCCATCTTTTCATAGACAGTATCACCAAATTCATCTAAAACTGGTTCTACTTTGGTAAGGTCATTAATGTGATTAAAGATGGATTCTGTGTATTTTCTATTACTAATCCAACCTATTTTATCATTATTTCTTTGAGCTTTTGTTGAAGTAGATTTAGAAGTAGTAGATTCAGAACTATATTTTTTAGTTGTTCTTGCATTATCTCTTTTTAATCTCTCTGCATCTTCTTGTAAGGCTAATATTAATTGTAATTGTGATTCTGGAATATTCTTTAATTGTTTATAAAATTCATAAATAACAGTTTGAATATTACCATTCATGTTTCCTAAGTTATCATAGCCAATATATTGTTTATTCTGGTTATAATATCTTTTAGTTAGTTCTTCTAAATCATAAGTAGAGCCAACTCTAAGAAGGTTATACATTATTTGTTTTTTATCTTCCTCTGAAAGACCTTGTAATCTATCAGCCATTTGGTGATTAAATGTGGAATCACTTTTGCCAATTTCATTTATTAAAGAAGACATAAAAGCATCTTCTGTTTTTCCTTCCAAATTCTGTATAATGCTTTTTCTTTCAGCCAATAATACATTAATTTTCTTTGTGTTATTAGCTAACTTTGCCTCTGCTAATTGAGCATCAATAGTAGCCAATCTTCTATTTGCCCACATTTTATCAGAACCTAAAATATCTAAAGCTTCATAAGCATCTTTAGCATTTTTAGTTAGGTCTTTAAGTGATTCAATAAAACCACCTATATTGCCATTTGCTATAGTGGAGAAAAAACCAGTTGCAGCTGCTTTAGCTTGTTCCATAGCACTCCCAAAAATATCTGTAGTTCTTTCTGTTGAGGACATTATATTTTTAAAAGTTTCTATAGTAATAACAGCACCAGCAATTTCTACTGCAAATTTTTTAATATCTGCTTTAGCTCCTTCAACTTGTTTCTTATATTTATAAACCTCAGAAGCACTTTTTTTAATTGCAGTATCATGTTGTTTCATGTCTGCAACTCCTTTAACTGAGTATTTATTTGTTGCCATAGTGTTTTTGTTTTATAAGTTCAGCTTGTTTTTTCAATCTCTCTATATCTTCATTAGTTATTTCTGTATTCTTTATTTCTTCCTCCCATGGGAATTTCATTATATCCTGTTGGGTAAGTTGTTTTTTAGAGAACATTGAAGAAACAGCAAATATTAATAATCTTGTTTGTTCCCATGAATTGACATCTAAATATTGAAGGCTGGATAAGTAATAATTGACTTCATACCATTGTAATTTATCCATAAAATATTCAATATCCATTATTCTATATTTAAAACAGAATAGCAACTATAATTCATGGGCAATTAATTTTTTTTTACATCATCACCACTTTCTTCTGTAGTAGTGATTTTGTTTCTTTCATTGATATTAGATAACCATTCTATAAACTCATTCAACTTTTCTTTGTTATCATCCAAGTAATCAATGAAATTTTCAAATGTCATATCAAATTCAGAATTATTTGCTAGAATAACTGAATAGAAATAAATCAATATTTCTTTAATACCATTCCCAGTAAAAGACTTTCCAGTTATTTCTTCAAATATAATTAAGGCTCTGAATGTATTTTTCAATTTAATTTCTGTGTTGTTGATGTTCATATTAAATAGATTTTAAAAAGGGCAGCTTTTACACTGCCCATTATTAATTATTCACCATCTGCTTCTTCTCTAAGTAAAGAACCAACACCAGTAAAAGTAGCACTGAAAGTAGCGTTTTCACCACTAGCAGCATTAGCAGTTAAACTAGTAATAAGTGCTTTTCCTTTATAAGCACCGCTTGTTGGTTTAGTCCAAGTTTTAGGTGTGCCAGTTCCATCTTCATCTACAGTTCCGTTTCCAGTCTCAGACTTTAAACCAAAGTACACATCAACAGCAGTTCTACTCATCATGCTATCAAAAAGACTATTGAAAGAATCAACACTATAAAGATTTTCAGTTGAAATTTCCCAATTAATTTTATTCATTTCAGTACTGCCCCAGATACCATGGTCTTTAGTGTTAATATCAACTGTTGCACCTGTTAAGGTTAAAGTGTGAGAAGTAGCTAATGCAATGCTTTTTCCAGAAGCATCAAAAAGCATTAAATTATCACCTTTAATTATTGTATTCATATTAATTCAATATTAAAATTTAATGTTTGTATATAACCATCATTATTATATTCCTCAGAAGAACCAACTAATTCAACATAATTAATTCCCTTTAGAATGTTATCTATTACTAAGGCTGCAATCTCTAAACTTTCTTGATATTTATCTGCAACTACCTACACAGTAAAAGAAATGTTAGCTTGATATGTGCCATCTTTACATCTTAGAAAATTCATGCCATTTCTATTGTAAACTATAAACGGCTATGTGCTACTTTCTTCTGCAATGACAGGATAAACTTTTCCATCAACCAAAGTTTTTAAGCAGTCATAAATATCTTTCCCAATAAATACAGCATTACTTATTTCCATTTTGTTTCATTTATTTTATTTACAGCTTTACTAAAAGCTTCTTCCATAGTTTGATTAAAATATCCTTCCATATTATCAGCAGCATCTTTTATAAAGTGAACACCATAAATTTGCCCTCTGTTATATCCTTTTCTTGTCTTTCTAAGAGAAGTTCCATTTTCAAAAAATTTCAATCTGAAAGAACCGCTTTTTTTATTCCTCTTACTTGTTGCTAAAACTTTTCCAGATAATACATAATCATCTTCATAAATCTTAGAAAGTCTAATATCATTAATCAATGAATTATCATATTTTCCAGAATTTTTTGCTGCATTAGGATACCAAGATTTTAAATTTCTCCTTGCTTCATTTCTTACAGCCTACAATCCCTTTTGTAATCCAGCTTTTAGTGCTTTCTTCATTTCTTTAGTGTTAAGCTTTAGAAATGCTTCATACACTTCAACTGCATCAGTAGTCATGTTATTCATTCACTTCTTCAATTAAAAGATTCTTACATTGTAAATC